GGCATTTTGAAAGACAATCCGAACTGTCGCCCTATCGCATTAATGTATTCTAATTGCGTTGCATACAATTCATTAATATGCTCTAATGCCTTTGTACTACCCTCTTTTTTTACCAAATCGCCATACTTGGCGTTTATAGCTGTAATTGATTGCTCTATTTTATTGAGGGTCTGCAAATAAGTTTCTGCCGTTTTTTTCTGCTGCTCACCTATCGGTTTAACTGTCGCCGGAGTGTTGCCGCTTCCCATGCTCCCCCCCGTCAATGTGCTGCCGTCTGCGTTAAGGTCAACCGATATTTCTTTCATTTCATCGTTGAGTGTCTTGTTAAATGCGTCGGCGGTGTTGGCAGCTATATTGCTCACCAACTTTTCAAGATTCCCCCCTAACGCTTTCATACCGTCACTATATCCCTGCTTTACTTTATCCCAATCAAGAGTAACTACACCCTCAATGACAGTGCCAAGTGCGGCAAAAGAATCGACGACTTGATTTATTACAAACTTACCGATTTCCCAAAGCAACTTAAAGCTGTTGACGATGCTATTAACCCCACCACGCACGACAAGAGATTTGTTATACATCCGTATAAACCAGTTGGCAATATCAACGCAACCCTTAATTATCTTTGTCAATCCCTCCGCAACATACGCTTTTGCATTTGTGGTCATTACCTCAAAGTTAGTGCCGGACATCTTGAACACAGCCGAAAGAGTTTCATTAAGTTCTTTTTGTGCGTTCAGCTGTCTTTCGTTGGCTTCCCCAAGCTCGCCCATTCGGGCTTTAGCTTCATCAAGATTTGTGTTTACGTCTGCTATCGACTGAATAAGCAAACCGCCGCCCTCTGCCGCAGTACGCCCGAAAACGTGCTTTATTACCTGCCCGGCTTCCTGTGAATTTTCGGGCAGTTCTTTAAGTTTGGTGGCTACCTTTTGCACGGCATCAAACATTGTTACGTTGCCGTCTGTGAGGTCTTTTTGCATCTGCTTTGAGGAAACCCCCACAGCATCGAGAGAAGCGGCAATTTGTGGGGTCATTGCCCTTAAACGGGTTCCGGCTTTTAGTATATCCTGCAACCCTTGCTCATTAAAAACGCCGTTTCGGGTTTCGGAGAGTATGGCAATAAACTCATCTGCGCTTACTCCGGCATCACGCAGAGCCGGAGCGAACTTTTCAATATTGCTTACCATCTCGCCGCTCATGTCAGCCCCAGCAACAATGCCATCCTGCATAAGTTGCCCGGCTTTTTCCCATGACACGCCGAACTGTTGAACAAGCGCATTTGCCGCGCTTATCGTTTCCTTATAGCCCTTGCCCGTACTGTCGGCTATGGTCTGCATATCTGCCGTAACCTTATCCGCCGCCACTCCTGTAAGCCCTGTAAAATTCTGCGTGAGGCGTGACGCTTCGATAAGCCCTTTGTTGTAATCATACCACGCTTTGAACGCGGCAACAGTTCCAGCTATACCAAGCAAGGCAAGCACCCACGGATTTGCAAGCAAACCCAACAAAGTACGACCGAGAGCCTTAAATTTAACGTTAAGCCCATCGATGAAATTTCCACCTTGTCCAAGTCCTTGCAAAGAGCGGCCAAAGTTGGCATTTATTCCAACAAGTCCAAGCACGCTATCCGCATACCTCTCATTCGCACCGGTAGCTGCCGAAATAGTCTGATTGTTGCGAGCGATCTGCGCCCTCATGGCTTCTAATTGCTGTCTCGCGTCTGCGCTTGTGAGGTCGATGTGCTTTATTGCTTCGGAGAGCCTTTTGTTTTGAGCCTCTGCCTCTGCCACGCTCTTAGCCTCCTTGCCGAGAATGTCGCTAACATCGGACAGTTTACGCTTGTTTTCCTCCAATTTGGAATTAAGCGAGGCAAGCGTGGCCCGGTAGTTGGCATCACTCTTGTTAAGCATCCGTTTTGCTTCTTCAAGAATTTTAGTTTGATCTATGAGGTCTTGCGTTGTCCTCGCCTCTTGGTTTATGGCCGCTGTAAGGCTTTCGGTAGCAACAACACCATTTTGCCCGGCTATGGCATAATTGCCTACATTGCGCTGAAACTCCCCCATATCTGCCGCCATATCCTTTAAGTGGGCATCGAGATTTTGTATTGCCCCCTCCAGTTCCTGCCCAAATGGGGAGCTGCGCATATCATCGCCAAGCTCCTTATATGCGGTTTTAAGTAATGACAACTGTTGTGACAAGTGTTTATAACTACCCTCCTGCGCCATCATCGCTTTTTCCTCTGCGGTCATAATCTGTGTAAGCGCACGTTTCTCCGCTGTGAGCTGCCTATGCTGTGCGAGCAATTCAATATTTGTGGCGGCATACTGCTTTGCCGATATTCGGTGTTGCTCTAACGCCTTTGCATTGTCGCTTTGAGCCTTTTTATTGGCGGCAAGCCTACTATTAAGCCGAGCAAGGCTCTCTACTTGATTTTCATAAGTATCGTGATAGTGAGAGATAAGACCGTTAACTTTCTCCTGCGCTGTGTATGTGTCGCGCAACGCTTTATTAACTTTCTCCTGCTCCATCAGTTGCCGGGAGATGGTGTTTGACGTATTTGCAACCGTGCTGCCTTGCTCCGCAATCGCTTGTGTTAATCGCTGCTCCGCTGCGGTCGCCTCGCTGCTTTTGCTTGCCAATAATCCATTAAGCCGGGTAAGACTTGCAACAAGGTTATCCATGCTGCGCCCTAATTCGTTAAACCCATCGGTATTAATCTTAATCCCGATTAGCTTTGAATTAAAAGCCTTTTGCAACCGTTGGAGATACGCATCGGCGTTTTTCTCCGCTTCTTTTACACCAGCTTCTAAGTCGAAGCCTATCGGGAATATCAAGTTGTCTGCCATTGCCTGTAAATTAAAAAGAGCCGACCGCCCACTTGGGGCAATACGGCTCTAAGGCTCTGGCTCAACGTTAATATTTAACACAAGAGCCACACACGACAATCGTATGCGGCTCTTGGCTCTATTCAGTGCAAAGATACATAATTTTAATAAGATAAGCAACTGTGCTATATAACAGAACGTAATACTTACAGCCTTTTGTTTTTATTTGTAACTTTGCAAAAAATAATATTCACATGAAAAGAAAACCAGTTGTAATCATTGGAGGTGTTGCAATCCTCATAGCGGCATGGTTTGTTGCTGCGCATTTCTTCGGGCCAAATAGTCAACGTGGCATTAATCAAACAATCGAGCGTCTGCAACAAGATTCAATAGCTCTGCAATCCGATTTCCGCCCATTAGGTCAATATACCGATTATCGAGATATTGACGATGCTATTACAAACATTAAAGACTTGGGCGACCCCTTGCGCTTCGGTCATACCGACACAGATTCAATAAGGCTCTTTGGCACGCCACAAACTGCGCGAATAGCAAATTACAATATTGCAAAATGTGATTCAGTATTGTGCGAGGTATTACCATTATGGAGGTCAAAATTGGTGTTTGTGATAGAAAAACAAATTGACCCACACGCGGAGATAATACGCATTTCCGGGAATAATACAGGCAATCCCAAAGTCGAACTATACACGCTCCGATATTTAGACACGAAAGAGATTGAAAACGATGCTCTAAAATACAACGGGGTTTTCAAAAACGCAGGGTTCAAGGCTGCTATCTATGCCCCAGCCCCCAATAGCGACGGTAAAGAATATACTTTCACAAAATAAGCCCCGGAACTGCCGAGGCTTCCGAGGCTGTGCGGTGGGCATGGGGTTAATAAAGGGGTGCCGGGGGGTACGCGGCCCGGCTCTCACACGGGCGCAGGTGCGACCTTCAAAAATTTTTTTTGCTAATTTTCCGATTCTTGCGGTTTGGGCTGTCGTTGGTCTAATCCGGGGGAGTAACTGCGCATCATCATTTCGCCGAGTTCTGCGCCCTCCGGCTCTTTACGATATTGCAGCATATAAATCACATCGTAGCCGTTTGCCTGCATCCGCTCCGCCATGTCACGCAGAGCGGCGAAGTCTGCCATGTCGGAGAGTTGCCAATCGGAAAACTCCCTCCGGCCTTTCTCCAACTCTCTTTGTCGCCATTCATCATTAAGCACCCATGCACCGTCGGCTGTTTCTTTCACATCGGCGGCGAGGTCTATCTCTTGCGCATGGAAAGTATTGCAGAGGCGGCAATGTATGCAAGATTCTAACGTGTCGTAGTATTCGAGTGCTTCATTACCGAGAGAAAGCCGGGCTTTTTCTAATGCGTCATCGTACATATACGACGGCGCACCCGTTTTTTTAAGCCATGCCCTGCACCGGGCTTCTTCTGCTTCCACTTTGTAGTATGCGCCTCTCTTTTGGTAGGTGATTGCGTCGGCAAGCGTTTCACCAAAGGCTTTCACCACATTGCAGAGCGCAGACAAAGAGCGGTTGCCAAACTCTTGCATTTCATCGACGCGGCGTATATGGCTGCTTTGTATGTACGTTTTGGGATACTGTTTCTTTTCCATGCCAAGGTATTTATTTCATGCACTGTTTCACATAATCCTCTCCCCAAAGTTGGGCCGCTGCCCTCTCCCATGTTTTGCGGTCTTTTTCGATCGCCGCCGCAGCTTCCGCACGTTCTGCAGCTTCCGTTTTTTTTGCACGCAGATTTCTAACAGCATCAATCATCGCCGCTTGTTCATCTTCGGAGAACGCCCCAAGAGCATCCATTTCTTCCTTTGTCATATCTAATTGTATTAGTTAATTATTCTTCCGAGTTGTTTTTTTCTCTCAATTTATCTATTGCCACATCAGCTTGATAATCTCCTATCTTAAAACCCTGCCCCTTAAAGCATAAAGAGCCATCATACAAATGTTGATTCAGAATCTCAATATATGTCTTAATTTGGGGATTGCAAGCGTAACGCCCGGCCATGACTGCCCGGCTATTTGCTCTCGCCTCCGATAAGGGGTTTATCACGCCAAACGCTTCCGCATTTGTAAAGCCGAGCCATGTTAAAGCAACAAATACTTTTTCCTCAAAAGTTAAGCGCATCCAATGGCCGTTATCCAATACCTTGCGAGGACTGAATAACCCGGCCTTGTTTTTCCTCAATCGCTGTCTTTTCTTTGCCATATCAAATTAAAACTGTCTGAACTTGCGGAAATTGACACCTTAACAACTACAAGGGAGCATTTTTGCACCGAATCCGCTTGCAGCCTTTTTGAGTTTCAACCGCTTCCAACGCCACAAAGATACAATATAATAACAACATAAACAAGCGATTATTATAACAAACTTAAACCATTACTTTTATTTTTCAGAAAATAGGGCTAACTTTGCGGTACGTTTAACCCACAAAAAACACCCTATATGAGTAACGAAAAGCACTTTACAAATTACAACGGCTATCGCATTGACTGCATGGGGAACGCAGTATCGGCGTTAGTATCATCTTACGTTGCTGCCGACGGTGAGCGCATGATTATATTAAGCATACCCGACATCAAAGGAGAAAATGCCAGAGCGGTAATTGACGGTGACGCGGAAGTGTGCATGAGCGCACAACAGGCGAAGCGGCTTGCAAGGCGTTTGCTTCGGCTTGCAACTGAAAAGATAGACACAGACACCCCCGAATCGGAGTTACCAACGCCGGAACATGAAAAAAAGTTGCATTAAATAAAATCGAAAGTAAATTATTAGGTTTAGTGTCACAACCGTTTTATTTTCAACTCATAGAGAGGTTGAAATACTATATAATAACTATAAAATCAAGCGATTGCGAGTGTTAAAGCGTTTGGAGGTTTGGATTTTTACGCTTATCTTTGCACCATCAAACATTAAAATAATCGCCATTGGCGAAACATATTTTAAGAGGCTTGCACCGTGAGGGTGTAAGCCTCAGGCGTTTTATGCCGCATCCAATAATTATTGCTGTTTTTTTGGTACATCAATTTTATTTTGTAAATTTGCATCATCTTAGGCAACTAAGATACGCCACTTAAAATATGTTTAATCCAAAATGAATTGAAGCCAATGGCAAATACACCAAAGCCGAGCATTAAATTCTATTCACGCCACAAGACACGCCCCAAGCGTTATTGGAGAGAATTAAGTTATGAGATAATAGTCAGTTACAACAAAAAGCGTCTCAGAATACCAGGCGGACATTATTCCACGGCTATATGGTGGGATGAGTTCACGCAAATAGATAGTAACGGGCTACCACTCGACACGGAAAACCCTACCCCCGAAGCGTTGGACCTCTCAAAGCGGCTTCAAGCCACAAAAGAGTATTATCTTACCGCGCTTAATCTTGTCATTAAAAATGGCAAGTGGGAAACTATGACAAGTAAAGAGTTTGCCCTTTTCTTGTTCACACATGAGGTTGGAATCCGTAACTTAATTGCAGCCAACAAGAGCAGGGGAGGGCGGCATGAATGAGCGTCAAAGATAGATTAACCGCGCCGGAACTGACGGAGGAAGCTGTTACACCGTCTATCTTTGGAATATCTCCCGAACATGCAGGGGAATATAAAGCCCTATTATCGCAGCTTCTAATAAATCCCGACAAGCCCGAACCCGAACCCGAAACACTGTTATCTCTGAACGGTACGCCAATACTGTGGAGAGGTGGCAAGAGTTTTATTTGCGCCGTTGCGAAAGCACGAAAAACAACCACGCTAACATTATTTGCCGCCATTCTCTGCGGACGCGATGAAAGCGCACACGGCTTTAAGGCTCTGCCAAATTGCCGTGTTCTATATATCGACACAGAACAAGCAAAAACAGATAGCCAGCGAATAATATTCAGAACTGCCAAACTATGCAACGCAGCTCCGCAAAGCCTACCATTGCAAGTGCTGTCACTTAATAAGCAAGACCCCGAAGCTATAAAAGGCATTATGGAGGTTGCAGTTAAGGAATATCGCCCGGATGTCGTGATACTTGACAACTGGACGGACTGCGTTAAATCCGTCATGGATGATTTGGAATGTACCGAATTTTCCCGGCAACTGCGCATGATGGCCGAGGCTTACAATATTGCAGTTTTTAGTGTTATTCATGCCAACGAAAGCGCAAGAAACGATGATAAGCCCAATTTCCGAGGGTGGGGCGCAGAGGAAGCACGCAAGAGCGATTTAACCTTATTCCTCAAAGATATGGGGGATTATTCAAAAGCTACATTTGGACGATGCCGAGGAAAAAGACCAGACGGTTTTTGTGTCAGCATTAATGATAATGGGTTGCCCTATCTCTATAACGAAACACCACCGCCTGCAAACCCCGACAAATACACGACCATTGTTGAAAAAATCCCGGCAAACGGTATATCTTACACAGACCTTTGCAAATTGATTGTCAAAGGAAAGGGATTAACTATGGATTCCGCAAAGCGGTGGGTTAGAGAGATGAAAGGAAGTATCATAATTGAGAGTAACGGCCTTTATTATAAAAAGTCCGAAGCCCCCAAAGAACAAGAAATATTACCATTTTAAGAAGTGGTGTTATTATGGTGTTATTATGGTGTTATTATGGTGTTATTGAAGCGTGTGTTAGGTGGTGTTATTTTGGGGGTAGTAGTATATATATATATATATACTACCACCAATAACACCAACACACTAACACCACCACAACACAGTGGTAACACCAAATAAGGAGTATGGCAGAAATTTACGACATATCGGCAATTATCAACCACGCCATAAGCGGAGGTTACGATATAGCCCCCGACCGTATGGAATGGGTGAAACTCTGCCACGCTCTGAAACTGTTGGGATATGATGAAACATACTTTGTTGCATTATCTCAAAACCACGGAACACCGAGTAATATAGCCCGGCGCAAGTGGCAAGAGGAAAAGAGCTACCGCCGCTTTTTGAATGAGAACACCGCGCCCGGCTTGATTGTGAATTTGGCAAAGGCCGCAGGAATTGAGGTTAAGCGGTTTTTCGTAAGTAAGTACGATGCCGCAGAACTGCGCCGGACATATCGAGCAGCACCGACACCGCCGCCGATGAAGCAACACATGGCGAACGCAGGGCCGAAGCCTACGCCTGTCTATGTGAGTGCGCAACAAGTGACCGCAGCAGCCCGGCATTGCCGTGAAACGTCGCTTTATATATGGCTATGCAGGGAGTTTGACCCGGTAGAGGTGGATAGAGTGTTTGCCGCTTATTGTGTCGGGGCTTCAAAGTTTATCAATGAGCAGGGAGGCCGCGCCGTGTCATTTCCTTACATTAACACCGCCGGACATTGTGTAGATTGTAAGATTTTCCATATAGACCCGAACACCGGGAGCAGAAAAACCGCGCCACCTGTCAAGCGTTGGGAGGATGGAGAGTTACGCAGTACATGGGCGTTGGCTGAATTGAAAAAGAAAGACCGTCGCGCCGATTGGTGTAACTTTGGCGACCATTTGTTAAGCGAGCGCAAAGATGCTCCCGTTGGGATTGTAGAGAGCGAGAAAACGGCGTTGATATTGTCGCTTGCATATCCCTATAAAATTTGGATTGCTGTTGGCTCTAAAAATAATCTCACTCTAAATAGGTTTGAGCCATACCGAGGGCGCAAGGTAACTATTTACCCCGACCGTGACGGCTACAACGATAAGCCTCGCAAGGACGGAAAAGGTATTGAAAAGGGATGGAGGACTATTGCCGCAGAATTAGCTGGAGGTGGTTTTTCTCTATCCATTGACACAACAACCGAGCGACACCCCGGAAAGCCTAATGATGATTTGGCCGATATTGTGTTGAGATGGAGGCATGGAGCGCAGGAACTGCCTAAACCTACAAAGAACGTAGCGGAAAGCGACACACCCCGGTTATCTCCAGACAAAGCGGAGGCGGTGCGGTTGTTTGAGAATATAAAAAAGAAATATCCGGCTTTTGCCGAGTTTGCAGAAAAATTCAATTTAGAGCCTATCAGTGTAGAGCCGTACCACTGTAAAACGAATGATGATGAATAAGTCTGAATGGCTGTGCTTAACTTGTCGCTTTGTCCGCATGAGCAGCGGCGGAACTGTGACCCGGTGCGCCTCAATAGGTTATCCCGAATTAGCCTACCGATACGGAAAATGCCGCAAGTATGCACCTAAACAAAAGGAAGATGGAAAAGCGTGATAAAAAACAATTATCTCCGTGCTATAAGTGCAAATGGGGTGCAGTTCCGGGCGAAATGATGAGGTGCAATGCTTCATCGTTGCCGGATATATGGGATAGTGTGGAGCGTACCCCCGAAAGGGTTAAAGCTGTTGAGGTTGCATTACAGCACAATTTAAGTCAGATTGATATTGTTGCGTATGTGTTGCCAACATTTGCGACTGCCGAGGGTTGTTGTAAATATTACACACCAATAAGAGCCGAGAAATAGCCCAAATTTCGCGCTTGCGGTGTCGGGTGGTAATTTCTATTATCCTAACGAATAAAACGCCGCAGAGGGTAAATTACAAGGTTAAACGACTATGGTATAAAATTATTAACATGGAAGCAAAAGAAATAATCGAGGTTAACGAAATTTTAGGGGTGCTTAAAGACGTGTCGGAGCAGTTGCACGGAATATCGAGTAATCCAAAATATAAAAAAGTCCTGTTAGGCTCTCCAAAAGCTGTAGAAAAACTGTCGGAGGCGGCAATAGCTGTCGAAAATATGGCACGGGCGTTATTTTGGGTCCCGTCGGTGTCGGGCATATCGTTGAACTAAAAAAAAGGCTATACTGATTGATAGCCCTTTTTATATTTATATAAATAAAACTTTATTTATTTATATATTGATAGCTTCATTTATTGCGGTGTGCGAGGTATGCCGTAAGTGCTTTAACAAGTATGTCCTTTTGGGTTGTTCCGTCGATGGCTGCGGCAACTTTGATTTCACGGAGTAGCGCAGTAGGCAGTTTGAATGTTGCCATAGTTGTCGCTTCCGGCTGTTTTGTCTTTGGTCTGCCGGGCTTGCGAATGTCGGTTGTTTCCGGCTGTATGGTGGTGGGTGCTGCCGTTTTGGTTGCGGTGTCGTTTTGTGGATTATCGGGTTGTTGTTCCTTGCCGATGAAGCCACCGACAAGGCTTGATAAGTTCTTTTTTGCTGCCATATTTATATATTGTTATATTTATTGTCAATTTCTTTTGCTAATGCTAAATAATCCGCCGCGCCGTTGCTATCGGGCGCATACTCCAGTATTGAGGTATGGGTTAGCGGAGCTTCTGCAAGAGCTATGTTTTCGCGGATTCTTGTTTGTAGCACCTTCTCGCCGTATCTCGCTTGTATCGCGTCGATAATGGTGTTATTGAGTTTGCGGCGGTTGTATTTGGTAATTACAATGCCGGACACGGAGAGCGAGGGGTTAATGTCTTGTGCCACCTCTGCAATTATATCATCAAGCATGGCAAGACCGCGCAGGGGCAGGGCTTCCGCGCTCATTGCGATAAGCACACCATTTGCGGCGGATAATGCGTTAATGGTGACAAGGCCGATGCTTGGGGGGCAGTCGAGCAAAATGTAGTCGTATTTATCCCCCAACGGTAACAGTAGTTTTTTTAAGATTGTTTCGCGTGAAATTCGCGTCGATAAATCCAAGTCGAGCCGGGCTAATTCTATCGCCGCAGGAATTAGGTCGAGGCGGCTGTTAAGGTTGTGAATTGGCAGGGGGGCATTGTCTTTGATGCTGTCGTAGATTGATAGCCCGATTTCGCTTTCATTCATTAGGCTTGTGGATAGGTTGGCTTGCGCATCCATATCGACAAGCAGCACACGGCGACCAATCGAGGCAAGAGCCGCGCCGAGGTTTGCCGTTGTGGTGGTTTTGCCTACCCCGCCTTTGTGGTTTGCTATTGCTATTATTATACTCATAGCCTTATAGGGTTAAAATGGCGATGTTTTTCTGAGTTCTGCGGATATTTCCGCTAATTCTTGCCGTGCCTCTGCCTGTGCTATTACTTTTCGGAGTATTTCGCAAATGCTGTCCTCTAAATGGCATCCCAATCTTTCAAGTTGCGAGAGGTGGAGGGCGAGCGCATCGGTTGCGTCTTGCAACCCGACTTCGTTTTGTTCGATTTTTCGGGTTAGATACTTAATTCTTGCTTCCATATTTATTTATATATTGATTTCTTTATATAAATATATATTGTTATATTTATTGTCGGCAAAGATAGGTAAATAATTCTATCTGACAAAATAAAAATCAATAGACCGCAAGTGTTTGGCGAAAAAGTAATATCTTTGTACTTGAAAATCTCGCCAAGATATTCAAGACATAAGTACATCCCGTAACGGTTAAGGTCTAATGGCTTTAACCTTGCAGACATACACCGTTATGCGGTTGTGCTGTCTATATCTTTGGCGAGATGGGTTAAAGCCATATTTTTATGAATAAGCCAAAGAAAAAGCATCAAGCGACACCAAGACAATTAAATGCGCCACACCTCAAGGCGTTAAATGATACTCTTGTGCGTATTGCTGTTGCGCTTGAAAAGATAGTCAAACAAGGAGCTTACCCGACGTTTAACGTTGGCGATAATTGTGCCGTTGCCGTCGGTGCTGCAACGGCACATATGGGGAAGGTTACAAGTTGCCATGTCCGGCAAGACTGCAACGCTGGAGCGACCATTTACGGATATGTGGATGTAAAAGGAGGGCAAAATGAAAAGTTGTGATAAATGCCCTTGCGCCGATATGCTTGCGCAAATAGTGTCGATATTGACCCGGATAGAGGAAAAGATAAGACCAGACGAGGAACTGCCCCAACACGGCAATATATTGAAATTCGATTTGAAAGGTATTGCCCGGCAAGTTCAGAAAATGGAATTGCCAAAAGACGACCCTACAATAACGTGCCAAAGTTTTATAACCGTAAATTGTTCGGTGGTTAATTACGACCATTCTACGGTTATAGACAAAAGCCAAAGTGTTGGCGATATAATGGCCGATGAAGTCACCGGGATAAATGCACATTCAAGAAAGGCCGTTGAGATAAACAGTTGTTGCAACAACACCGAAATTTCAGACTCAAGACCAAATGCGCCCAAATTGCCGCCGCAAATTGCAGGTCATGGAGTTATCACCGAGAAAGGAGGTGAGCATGACCCGATTTGATATTGCAGCTAATTTTATCTATGCGGCGGCCATAATAGGGTTGTTTGCTTTCTTGATATACATATTTCATGGTTTTTTAGGATTGGGGTTGTATTTACTTTTTTCGGCTGTGTGCTTAACTCCATCGGTAATTATTCTTTGCCGCCGTTCCGAAAAATGAAACGCTTAACTCTAACCTCTCAAACAGTCAGAGATTTGCGGATTGACGCAGAAACGGCAAAGAGGCTTTCTGAATCCGCAGTGTGTGACGTGATGGGTGTTGCAGACCTACCCAACGAACAAAATGCGGAAATAGCATTAAAAAGTGCCGTAAGGTCATACGTCGCAACTCGCTTTCTTGTTCAGTCAATAATAAATCTATTAGACGGAGAATTAAAATGAAACTGTTGAAACTCATATTAAGCCCTTTTTTGCGTATTATAAACGATGTACGCACAGCGTTAAATGACCCCAATAGCAAGGTGAATAACTGCGGAGAGTTGGACCGGGATTTGCAGGAAATTATGAAAGATATGCGAAACGATAATAACGCCAATCAAATATAAATACACAACAAGGTGAGTGAGGCGGCAACATTCATAGTGAGTGCTGCCGCCTTTGTTAGTTAAGGTTTATTTATAGCTAATACCAAACGATGCACACAACAAACTAACGCTTTTAGGGGTATGGAACACTCCCCGGCTTGTGTAGCATCCTTCATTGGTGAGGTGTTCTGCTATTGCCTGTAATGTACCCTTGCCCCCAGTCGATAAATAACGGCGAATCTCATTTACTGACTTAATGTTGTTGGGGTTTTCTTGCGCCTTGCGTTTTCTTGCTTCTGTTGCTGCCGCTCTCATTTCGTCTGTGATAGAGGTTGCCGCATCTGGGCGACCAAGTTTAACACCCTGCGCTTTTTTCTCTGCTAATGCGGCTTTGGTGCGTTCGCTTATCAACTGCGCTTCTCTCATGGCCATGCCAAAGTACACGCCGAACAGTAAAGGATCTGTCATTGCTTCGGGGGGGAAGCCGAGAATAAGGAACTTAACGCCGGAGTGGAACACCACCGAGGAAGCAAATGTAAGGTCACGGCTTAGACGGTCATACTTTGCCACAACAACGACGGCATTATGTTTTCGTGAAGTGGCCATTGCTTTTGCTATGCCCTTACGGTTACACTCTTTTCCGCTCTCTGTCTCATGGATAATGTCTATTATTTCCGCCCCGGCTTCTCTTGCTGCGTTTTCTATGCGCTTAACCTGTGCATCAAGCGTAATGCCCTGCTTTTGGGTTGAGCGTCTAACGTATCCTATCCATTTGGTAGAGGTGGCGGTGGTGTCGGTCGCATTTTTCATTGCTAAATTCCTTTGTTTTGTTTTGTGATACAAAGATAATACTATTTTTGTAATTACACAAACGGACATATGAAAAATTACAAAAAAAATATTTTGCACTGTACAACAGTTTCTCTAAACCTTGCTTAAATAGGGGGAAGCATAATACCCTCCATTGTCGGGGATGGCAACACCTTTACATTGCAAGGTATGTTTTGCGCCGCTCAAAACTTATGCAGCATCTTTTACTCCGCAGTCGTTAATTTAGGGAGCGTAAAGGGCTATAACAATACAAGCCCCTACGCGTCACGCGCCGGAACTTGTATTTTGGCAGACTATTTTTTCAAAAGGGGTGCCGGGGGTAATGGCACCCCCTATCTGAAATATGCGGGTGCGACCTCAAAAAATTTTTTTTAGATTTTGAGATGTGCAAGCAGGTTAGGTTGTTTGTGAGAATTTCTTAAAACGCACAAAATCGTTATCATTTGCGGTGATCGCATTGCTTCCGAAGATATATAGAGGAACTGCCGTCGGTTTATTGAGCCTAAATTCGCCTATTCCCTCTATTAACATTTCGCAATCATTGGCAAAGTACATCATTGGGATAATTGCCTTATCGACGTTTAACCCGGTACGGATTGTGCCTTTGCAATTATGAAACACATAAACCTGCAAATCATTCAGCACCTCGCCGTCAAACGCTTTGCCGACATATACCCCTTTATCCTCAAAACCACAAAAACGGCTTTTAAGAATTGGGAGCGGTGGGAAATTCCGCTCTATACACCAATCGGGGTGCGCAAGATAGTAGGCAACAAGCGCATCAGTGGTGGATGTGCGCATTGTCCTGTAACCGTCAAGGCAAATGCCCTTTGTCCGGGCAATCGTCATCAATAAGTTTTTTATATCCATATTACAAAGCTGTGTTGATTCTATGTTTGTTGCCGCTAAATACAGTAACTCTATTAAGTAACTCCGTTGTGCGCTCTGTTGCCTTGGCTATTTTCCGACATTCGGCAAGCGTTTCGGCGACATACTGATTTGTGCTTTGCTGAATGACATTCGACTGTTGGAGTATAGAATATGTATCAAGGTCAGTCATAGGGGTTGTATTACTGCTTCCTACTCCGGCGGTAAGTGCCGCGACATTTTTAGCGATTTCAGGGATCGGGCTAACATAATACATTAGCGTGTTTCCTATCATTGCAACACTGCTCATAGTTTCCTCACTTGCTCCAGCAACTGTCCGCATGATTCCCGTATGCCCTGTTTCGGTATCGCCCAATAGTTTTTTCATATCAAGCCCTTTCGCCTCCAGAGCTTTCCACATAACATTTAATCCGTTATCAGCATCAGAAACAAATTGCTCGAAACCATTAGCAAATATTTCAATAGCTTTCATCGGGTTGTTGTCGGCATAGGCTTTATCCATCTGCTTCCATAATGGGGCAAGTGCATTATCGACAACCTTAGCCATAGCACCCTCAACCACCATAGATTTAAGCATATCCCGATACTTGGATTTGATTGCATCTGTTGTGTTCGCAAAAGAAACTTTCGCATCGAGCCAAGACCGGGCAAACTCTCGCGCCGCATCGCTCCGGCTTGTACCCGTAAAATGAGCCGTCAAATCAGCTTCCATGTCCGCAATTTGGTCGGCTATGTCACGCGCATTGTTTAGATATTCCTTTGTCTTTGCCTCATCCTCATCTTTGCCTTTGCTCCGTTCTGCTTCCGCCATTTTGAGGTATGCGGTTTGTTGAGCCTGCAAATTTCTCATCTGTTGGTTGTAATTTCGTGTGTAATCACTTCCAAACAGTTTTTCTGCTGCGGTGTTTAATCTTTTATAAGAGTATTCTAATTGTTCCAACAGCTCCTGCTGTCGCTTTATCTCCTTGTTGGCGCGTTTGATTTTCCCTGCATTAAATAACTTGGAAAAACCGCTTATCATATTGGGTATTGCGGTAAGCGCAGATGTAACAATACCTATCGGGTTGCCATCCATTGCGGCTTTTACAACGTTCTCGACACCGCTTGTGACCTCATTTAGACCTGCGGCAATATCATTCCAATACTGCACGTCCTCCTCCGAGCCTCCGAATAAATCCGTTAGTTTACCGATTCCGGCGGCTACATCAGAGAGTGACCCCAAAATGCCGAAAATTTCATCAGACGACAAGCCAATAGCCTTTTCGACTTTCGCCCATCGCTCTGCAAGTTTTTCGGCTTCTTCCTTTGATTTTTTAGTTGAGGCTACAAGGTCACGCGCATCTTTAACCGCTTGCTCATCCTTTGGGGATTCCGATAAAACCCTTTCAAGTTCTTCTCTTGCGGCAATATAATTGTCTGTTGCGTCATTTAATGCTTTGTCGGCATCCGCTTTTGTGCCACCCTTGCGGAGTTCCCGATATTCCTTAATTGCATTGGCAAGCGTCTTGAAAGGATTGCGTCTTGCAAGCTGCGCATCGATCTCGCTTAATCTGCCTTGCAATTCCTTCAGCTCCGTAGGGCTAAGATTTTGCCACGCCCCTTGCATTTGTATCAACCTATCGCGCATATTAGTGAGCATGGTTGTTGAGGCGTGGTCGAGATTATCGAACATTTGAACGTATATAGGCATTTCCTTAAACGCTTCAAAGCTCAATTCCGCTGCTTGCTTGCTCTCCCTCTGTCTATATCCGGCAATCATGTCGTTATACATTTTTACCTTTGCCTCATAATCTGTGCTATCGGGGTCCAACGCATCGCGCTTACGCTCTATTTCCTCTATCTGTGCAGCTGTGTACTGTGCGAGCTGTATGCGCTTGTCGGAAAATGATTGCGCCGTTTCAAGGTCTTGTAACCACTGCTCCGCTTGTTGTTTATTAAAATTATCGCCATTATCAAGTATTTGCTTTATGGCTGCGTCATATTCTTGCGGTATTTTACGCAGTTCCGGCGACAACAGTTTATCCGCTTCCCATATTTCCCGGAGCTTCATATAATCGACATCCCCAGATGAAAGGCTAATCGGTAGCTCAACATTGACACCGGCAAAATATTCTTTTATTTGTTCAACTATCTGCCTACGCAAATCTGACCCGGTAGAGCCATAGATTGAGGTTGTAATATTGGCGGCAAGAGTGGCATTACCAGTTTGAGAAAGGATGCTATCGTAAAACTCTTTTGCGGCTTTTGTCCGGCTTACTTTATCGGCCATCAACTTTAACCCTTTCTCTATATCTTTACTAAGCCTGTCAACATTTCCCAACCCTATTTTCATTTCAAGCTCTAATGCCGCATTTGCCGCGCCTTTAACTTCGCTTGCTCTTAATTCGTTAATGACATCAAGTATTTCGGCGCGATATTCTTGTAAGCTCCCAAATGAAGTTGGCATTTTGAAAGACAATCCGAACTGTCGCCCTATCGCATTAATGTATTCTAATTGCGTTGCATACAATTCATTAATATGCTCTAATGCCTTTGTACTACCCTCTTTTTTTACCA